GTACCGGCCGCCGGAGAACAGCTGGCAGCTGGTGGTGTAAGTCATGACGACCTGGAGCGAGACGATCAGGGCCCGGCTCATGGCCTACTGCCGGATCGACGTGCTGGAGGACGGAGAAGAGGACCTGCTCAAGACCCTGTATCTCTCCGCTGTCGCGTATCTGGCGGGCGCTGACATCTCTGAGCCGGAGGCGGACACGCCCAGGCGGGCCCAGTACGACCTGTGCGTGAACGCCCTGGTCCTGGACGCCTATGACAAGCGGGGCACCACCGTCAGCGGCTCGGCGCTGACCGACAACCGGGAATACCGGGGGACCTTCCTGCAGCTGCAGGCCACGGAGCCGGTGTCCGAATCGGACACATAAAAAGGGCCGCCCCGGCGGAGGCCGGGGCGGCGGGGCAATCATACGGGATCGCCGTGGTAAGTATCAAAGTCCACCATGGCATAGGCCGCCGTCTGAGGCGGCGCACAGACGGGAAGCGCCGCAGAGGGCGCCGGAATTTCGCGGCCCAGATCTCGGGCGGAGATCCCCCAGAGGCCGATAGCGTCCGCGGCCATGTCGATGGCGTCGGCGAGATCCTTCCCCTCCGTATTGATATCCAGGTCCGGCACGTAGACCACATAGCCGTTTTCGGACGGCGTCAGGATGATGGGATAGGCTTGTTTCATGAGAATTTCTCCTTTTGCGGAACAGCGGAGAGGCAGGTGTGACGCTATCTCTGGGGGGCGGGACCATACTCACGCTCCATTGCGTTTCGGGTGACAATCCACTGCTTGCCATATTTCTGTGCGTCTACACCCTCCACCAGTTTGTGATAGGCGACTGCCTTTCGGAGCGTACTCTCGTGCAGCCCCCAGAGTTCTGTAGCATCTGCAAAGGACAGGAGACTGTCAAAAGGTGAGGACACAGGCACACTGTTTTCCCAGAGCTCGGAGCCGTCCATGTCGATATCATCATTCCAAGAGACACCATAGCCGCCGGGGTCAGTGCGCACTTGACTGAACAGGCCGGGAACGTCACGCAGGGGGGCAAAAACAGGCATCCGCTGGATCAGCGGGGTCATGTTGTATTCCCGGCAGCAGCCTTCTGTGAAGTGGACCAGAAGCCTGTAATTTTCCAAAGGGGTCACGGATTTGATCTTGTGAAACATGGGACCACTCCTTTCTGTGCTGTATCGGACCGCACCCCGCTCATACGAGCGGGGGCAGCGTCCGGAAGTTCTGTGTATTCCACATATCCAAGAGTTCCTGCTGGTGCGCGGCCATCCACTCCCGAACCATGGCCAGCCCCTTGCCTGGAAGATCCCCCTCTAGCATATCCAGCGTCTGGATATCAATGACGCCGTTATAGTCACCGTATAGTGCGTGGATATGCGGCGGATTGTGTTCCTTACCCAGCAGATACATCTTGATGGTCATACCATAAAAGCGAGCAATCACAGGCATATTTGTGTCCCCCTTTCTAACGATTATTATATCACGGTATCGTGAAATGTCAAGAGAAGAAGGAGAAAATTATGGCGGTTGTCAGTGCTGGGGATCTGCGGAACCGGGTGGAGGTGCTTCGCCGGACCGGGCGGATCAACCCGCTGGGAGAGCAGACATACGACTATGAGGCGGAGCGCCGGGTGTGGGCCAAAATCGTGCCCACGGCCGGGCGGGGCGAGACCGTTGAGGGAGACATGGAGCGGGCGGAAGTGACCCACCGGATCACCGTGCGCCGGGCCTCCATCCCGAACCTGACGACGGACCTGCGGCTTCGCTTCCGGGAGCAGGTCTACGAGGTCCAATATTTTTACCCCAATTACCGGGACAGCGGTTTCCTGGATCTTTATGCAAGGCTGGTGATCGAAGATGGCACGCGCAGCTTTTGATGCGTCAGCTCTGGCGGCATTTGCCGCACAGCTTGGACAATCCGGCGAAAGACTGCGCCGGCAACAGAAGCCTTTCTTGCGCAAAGAGGCCAACAAACTGAGAAAGCAAACTGTGAACGGCGCACGAAGGCTTGGAAAAAAGACGGGAAATTACCTGAAATCCATCAAGCGCGGAAAGGTGTACAGCTATCAAGGATCTCAAGCAATCCGTGTGTACTCCTACGCTCCACACGCACACCTGATTGAAGAAGGGCACCGGATGGTGACACATGATGGCCGGGAAGTCGGGTTTGTGCAGGGACACCACGTTTTTGAGGTCGCTGCCAGAGACTTCGAGCCGCAGTTTTTGATGGATTTGGATGACCTGTTGGACGAGGCGGTGAGAAACCTATGATCTCTTTACAAGCGGTCAATCGGGCAATCTGCGCACGGTATCAAACGGCCCTGGACGCCGCCGGCACCGGCGCCAAGCTGGTGGCGGAGGACGTGTCCAAGCCCATCATCCGGCCCAGAGGCAAGGTGGAGCTGGAGGACGGATCGGACACCCGGCTCCTGGCCTCCGGTCGGGAGCGGACGGTGACCTTCCGGCTGTACTACTTCGCCAAGGACCGGGACCGGCCCAAGCTGGAGAACCTGGCGGTGCGCAGCGCCATCGGGGAGGCATTTCTGGACGGGATCACGGTGGAGGACACCTATCTGGGCATTGACGAAGGCGTTTCCTTTACCGTGACGGACGGCGTGCTGGTGGCCTCGCTGGAGCTGACGCTGACGGAGCCAGTGCCGAAGGCGGACGCAGAGCCCATGGAAGAGCTGAATTTGGATTTGGAGGTAACATGAAATGGCTGTAACACTGCCGAAAATTCTGGTCACATTCACACAGCTGGCTACATCGTTCATCCAGCGGTCCGCCCGGGGGATCGCGGTGCTGATCGTGCGGGACGACACCGCCGGGACCGGAAAGACGTTTTTCCAGTACGGAGACGCCACCCAGGTGAGCGACACGGAGTTCACCCCCGCCAACCAGCAGTATATCAAGGACGCGCTGTCCTTCGGCCCGCTGCGGGTGAGCGTGGTGAAGATCAAGACCGCGGACGATCTGGCGGCTGCGGCGGCAATCTTCACCCAGTATGAAAAGACAGGCTGGGTGACCTTTGCGGAGGGGAGCAGCGACGACTGGACGGACCTGTCCAGCTGGATCAAGGCCCAGGAGAAGGCATACAAGAGCTGGAAGGCCGTCTGCTTCAAGGCCGCGGCGCCGGACTCCATGCACATTGTCAACCTCAGCAACGAGAAGGTGACCTTTGCCGATACCCGGGGAGAGGCGAGCGGCGAGAAATACTGCGCCTCTCTGGCGGGCCTGCTGGCATCCTGCAACGTGGAGCAGGGCGCCACCAACAAGCTGTGTCCGAATCTGACACGGGTGGCGGTGCCGGAGGATCCGGATACCGTGGTGGGAGCGGGAAAATTCCTGCTGATCAATGACGATGACGAGGTCCGGGTGGGCGTGGATGTGAACGCCCTGACCACCACCAACGGCACCACCCTGACGGAGGACATGCAGTACATCGAGACCGTGGAGGCCATGGATATGCTGCGGGACGACATCACCGCTACATTCCGGGACGAGTACTTGGGCAAGTACCGCAACAGCAAGGCCAACCAGATGCTGTTCATCTCCGCAGTCAATTACTATTTCGATACACTGGCGGCTGCCGCCAGCAACTACGTGCTGAACCCGGACCACGACAACAAGGCCGGCATCGACGTGACCGCCCAGCGGAACGCCTGGATCGGGTCCGGGAAGGCGGAGGCCGCGGACTGGGACGACGCCACCGTGATGGCGACGCCGTTCAAGCGGATGGTCTATCTGGCGGGAGACGTGCAGATCCTGGGCTGCATGGGCGGCCTGGAGTTTGCCGTCACCCTGATGTAAGGAGGACGTATGAGCAAGAAAACAGAGAAAATGCTGCACGGGTCCTGCAGCGAGGCGTATATCAACGGCGCCCGGGATGACTTGGCCACCAAGATCGAAGTGAAGGTCACCGGCGATTTCGAGGACGGCGCGTTCTGCGGGGATTACGGGACGTTCCCGATTTACAACGGATACGCCATCGAGGGCACCATTACTGACAAGAAACAGGACAGCACGCTGGAGACCGCCATTGTGGAAGGGTACCGGACCGGCATCATGCCGGACATCGTGCTGATCACAGCTCTTACCAACCCGGTGAGCAGGCAGACAGAGCGGTGGAGCGTCTCCGGTGTGGTGTTCACGGAAGTGGCCCTGGCCAATATTGAGGCGAAAAAGGCCGTGGAACGGGAGCTCCCCT